ATCTATTACATTTGAAGTATCTAGTTCTGGAATTGATTCTAGACTAGAACAATTATAGAACATAGAATTCATATTTATTACATTTGAAGTATCTAGTTTTGGAATTGTTTCTAGACTAGAACTCCCATAGAACATATGACTCATATCCGTTATATGAGAATAATCATATCTAGAGTTCAATTCTTCAGAACTTATTCCATTTAGAACTAAATCTCTTAATTGTTTTATATTTATTTTTGTTTTCATATTTATTTAACCAATGCCTCAATACCGCTTGTAATATCTTGAGCATCATCACCAAGAAGTGTTCTAAGCAGAGAGTCTTCAATTTTGATGCCTTCAAGTGGTAAAAATTCACTGAATGAAAATACTACACTAAACTCTGACAGTGTGTTTGCGTCTCCATCATCAAGCGTAACTATTCCAATAGAACTTGGAAATGCGTTCTGTAATTTATATCCGTAAATTTTCTTATTATCGCCAGACAACTGCCAGACATTTATATCAGTCTGATATTTTGCTATTGGTGTATTCTGGCCAGCATCAATAGAACCAAGAAAAAATTCACCTATTGCTCCACCAGGATCATCCAAAAAATTCTTAACTTGATTAGCGACAGCGATACCAGATTTAATGTTACTTAGTACTGCACCAACCCCTGATTCATAAGAGCCACCAGAAAAAATACCATTGTTTTTATCTTTAGAATCATCAACATTTTTTAGCCACTTATCAAAAGTCTTTCTAATATTCATCTGAGAATCATCAAGGATACTGACTTCATATGTTCCAATATAATCTGTTTCGCCGCGAATTCTATATTTTCGTCCTTTGAAATATACGTCTGTTCCAGAAATATTTCGTTCTGGTAAACCTGCGCTTCTACACAGAACATTTATTTTTTCACCTTCAATTCCAGGCACAGGAATTTCCAGAAGATATTTATTTTTTCTTAAACCTAATCCAGGACCAAGATGTTTCTTCAGCGATTCAATTGTAAGCATTATTATTCCAGATATAATTTATTTACCATGTCGGATTCATTTCCACCATGTATGGATTCTCTAGCTTTATTAATATTTGTTGTTGAGCTGTTGCTTGTATTTTTAGTTAATCCAGCTTGATCATCACTAACTTCATTTGATCCATTTCCAATTGCATCTGCAACGAACGAATTAATGCTATCACCAAGATCATTTAATGTCTGATCAATATAGCTTTTGGCCGCATCTTGTATTTTTCCAACGTATTCATCTATGAAATTTCCTTTTGGCCCTTTAAGAACTTCCATTTTAAAATGACTATAAGAAAATGTTACAGTGAATTCTTGCGTTTGTCCAACAGATTCATAATTTGTCTGAATTGGAGAAACTTCAATTGGAAATACATTATATAGAGAATATTTAGCTGTGCTGTAGTCATCATCAAAATTTTTCTGATAGATATCTATGCTAGAAACATATCCTTCTTCGTGTGTTATTTGAAGCATCTCTAATCCGTTTAAATCTGTTGGATAGTTATGCTTTTGATCTAATGCTTCTATCCATAATTCAAATGCATTTTTTAATTTGTGATTTTCTGTTAAATGAAAAGTGCATTCCCAGGTTTGGGTGTATTTTGTTTGCCCTTTTATTGGAATAGATCTACCTTTAAATTTAAAATCAATAGGTGTGTGCGATTTAGCTGGAAAACTTGCTGTTTTTACTTGAACAGTAATATCTGCTGGATTAACCGTCGATTCTTCATCTGTTAATCTGAAAAATGCTTCAAATTTAGTCGGTCTAGCTATGTCGCCAAGTGTTTTTTGTAATAAATTCTGAATAGCAGATGACAAGTTAAATTCCTCTTTTTCTATATTTATATAAATAAATAAAACTATGGTGAATAAATGGATTTCTCAAAAGCAATAAGCAAAGCGTATGAAACAAAATGGTCGTATATTAATACGTTTACTGTTCATATGTATTTTGAACCAAAGATAGCCGAATTTATCGGATGGTCTCAATCGGATGAAACAGATATCAATTTAAACATCATAAGCATTAATACACCACAGCTAACAAACAGCCCAGTTGAAATGTATGTTGGTGATAGATGGAAAATACATAATGGTCGTGATGAGCTTTATAAATTTTCAATAACATTTAGAGATCAAAATCAACTTGATCTTTACAAAAAATTTACTAAAGCATATTTTTATCAAAAAACACATTATTTTGATGATATCAAAATGACAATCTCTCTATATAAAGATGCTGATTATGTTGATGAAGTATCTTCAAAGATATATAGCTTTGAGGAAACAATGATAGACTCAATATCTCAAATAGATTTTAATAATACAACGGAGGCACAAATAGCAGAATTTACTGTTGAATTTAAGTGTGCATACCCATTAATAGATGTTCAATTTTAAATATGAAAGAAATTTACCCACTTACAGCTAATTTAAAAAACAAAAAAATCCATTTTAGAAAATGGAAAGTTAAAGATAAAAAAGAGATACTAAAGAATAAAGATAATCCAGAAAAATTAAAAACAGCTTTAGTTTACAACTGTTTAAAAGATAAAAATATTGTGCTAACGAAAGAAGAATACAAATATCTATTATTACAGATAAGATTTGCTTCTTTAAAAGAAAATATTGTCTACAATTTTGAATGTAAAAATTGTAAATCAGAATTTGAATATATTGCTAATATAGATGAAATAGCGAAACCAAAATTTTCAAAAGAAAATTTGATAACTGTTGGCGAGCACACGTTTGAAATGCAGAGAATTCAAAATAGAGAATTCTATGAAAATTCTTTACTGAATGTTTCTGAAGCTGAAGCAGATTTAATTGAATTTATATTTAGCATTAAGTCTTATAACTCAGATGATGTGTTTGGGTTTGAAGAATTAAATGAGATTATTAATGATCTTGATATAGATATTTTCTCTGAAATTTTTTCCGAATGGAACAGAATAAAATTTAGAATAGATAATGTTCATTCAGTTAAATGTCCAAAATGTTCACATAAAACAGAATATGAATTTGATTATCTTCCTGGTTTTTTTCCTGAATCTTGGGACATTTAATGTTAAACGTAAAATATGAATACAGTGATAAAAAATTTGAGATAAATCCGTACAATACAAATCAAGAAAAAGATTTATTATTATTATCTACTGTTGAAAATTATTGCTTAGATTCTGCTCTAAAAATTTGTGGAATTCAAAGTGATATTATTTCTTCTTTAACAGAAGACGAAAAGGTCGCTTTTCTTTTTAAGCTTAGAGAAATTTCGGTTGGTGAAGAATTGCATTTAAGTTTTAAATGTAAACACTGTAATACAATGAATGACAACGATTTAAATATTTCAAACATTATTAAAAGTTCAAATATAAGAGACAATAGAATAAAAGATCAGTATAAAATTTTAACCGAAGAAAATTTATCCGAGTTTCTAAATATAAATTTAGAAGAGTTAGATTTAGATGAATATGAAGAATTATTTTCAGAAGTAAAAAATTCAGTCACAAAATTCAATTTTAAAAAGCCGATTATTTGTCAAAAATGTTTAAAAGAAAATTTTGTAAAAATAAATTCTCCGGAATTTGTAATAGATAATATGAGTGAGGACTCATTAACTAGTATTTACCAAACATATAATGAAATGATTTTTCATAGTCATTATACTAAACAAGATATAGATTCTTTGTATCCTTTTGAAAGAATAATTTTATTTAGTTTATTAAACAAAACAAAAGAAGATTTAAATGGACAATAACGAGATATTTGATGAAAAGCTAAACATGGATACAGCTTCTTCCGAGAAGATAGCTGAAACTAGCGAAAAATTAATAACTCATCTTAAAGAACAGGATGAGTTAGTTGCTGCTGAGCACGTTGAATATCTAGTCGGAAAAACTAAAGAAGAAAAATCCGAACCAAAAAAACCAGATCCAAATCTTTCAAAAATTCTTGTTGTAAATAAGGGCATTCTTCGTGTTCTTGAAAAAATCCATGAGGATATGATAGATGAGCAGGATACATCTATCAAAAAGGGAGAAAGATTATCTGTATCAGACAATTTAAGAAATTTACCAGAAGAAGCTGAAGAATTAGAAAAGTCAGAAACTGGTTTTGATTTAGGTCTGGGTTTTGGTAGATTTGGTAAACCAAGATTACCCGGAAAAACTCAAAGCAGAAAATCTGCTTCCAAAAAAGCTCCGAGCAAAAAAGCTCCGAGCAAAAAAGCTCCGAGTAAAGTTTCAAAAGAGCCTCAAAAGACTAAACCAAAGACTAAACCAAAAGCTCCAAAAATTTCTGGTTTAGGAAAAACTGGTGCAGGTGCACTAGGCAAATTAGGTAAAGGAGCTTTAAATCTTGGAAGAGTCGGCGGAAAGCTTTTTCTACCATTAGCGCTTGGCCTGAGTGCATATGATGCATTTCAAGGTTGGAGTAATGCTTCTGAGATATTAGATACTCCAGAAGAAGAAATAACTACAGCACAAAAATTAGCTACAGCTACTGGAAGTTTAGTTTCTGGTTTATCTTTTGGTTTATTAGACACAAAAGACGTTTCAAAAAATATAATAGATGCATTTAAAGATGATGAAGCCGAAAAAGAAGAAGTAAAAACTAATAAACATGAATATAAAAGAGAATTGACTGAGTTTGAAAAAGAGACAATAAAAAATTCTGAAAATACAATAACGCAGATAACAGAAAAAATTATAACTATTGAAAAACAGATTCAAGAGCAAAAAGAAATTATTGAGAACAGCGCAAATGAACAAGAGGTTGAAGCAGCAAAACAAACGGTGCAAGCGCTTTCTATTGTTCAAGGCGCTCTTCAGACAAACATTAATAATGAATTAAACGTAATAAAAAGTTATAAAAATATAGACAAAGATGAATCAGAAAATTCTGAAGTCTATAAATTTTACAACGAAAAAAACATAATCAATAATACTACTGAAGACAAAGATGAATCAATAACTGAAAAAGTCGGAAAAGCTGAAGTAGAAAAATCCGATTCTGAAAAAATAATTGAAGATCATTCTGAACTTAATGAAGTAATAAAACAAGAACAATACGTAAAAATAACGCCGATTAAAACTTCTAGCATAACTTCACAGAATACAATTAATAACAATTCTAGTAATTTTATAGAAAAAAATTCAGAATCTTATATAGTCAAAAATAAAGATATTCAAGTAAATAGAAATATTAGAGAACAAATTATTGATAATACAACTAATAATTTAAATAAGCAAACTAATATATATAATTCAAATATTGCTTCTAGTCAGGCAAGAATGATTGTTGAGCCAATAATAAATAGCAATATACAAAATATTTCAAATAAAGAACAAGAACAATTTAGACCATTAAGTCTTTTTTCAGGATAATAAAGAATGCCGTACAAATACCCAGACAATATAGAAAATCCTGAATTCAAAAATAGAAGGATAAAAATTAATATATATGAGCAAAGAGTATCAAAAGATGCTAAAGAAGCTTATACTGCTGCTACAGAACTTGTTCAAAAAATAGATGATTTAGTTCCATTTGAAAATTCAACATTAGAAGAATTAACTAATAATCTAAAAGCTAATGCTAATTCTAGATTGAATGGGAATCTTATTGATAGCATAGTTCTTCCTATGCCAAATAACTTTCAAGATCAACAATCTCATTCATGGAGCACAGAATCTGGTATTCTTGGAACAATGGGAAAATCTTTTACTTCGATGAACACCGGCGGAGTTGTTGGGAGCGTTTTATCCGGGTCTGCTAATGCAATTAAAAATTTAATTCCTGGTGCTAAAAAATTAAGCAATTTTGGAACACCAACGTTCTATTTATCGGTTGATAAAGTTGTTGGCGCAGCCTCAAGTACATTTGGTTTAAGAAAACCAATAATTGATCCAGGATATTTTCAAAATTATACTGGGTCTGAACCAAGACAATTTTCGACAGAATTTAATCTTATCCCTTCTAGTGCTAAAGAAGCAGAAAGTATTTTATCTATTATTATGAAGTTAAAGCAGTACAGCTCTCCATATAGAAAAGCTGGTGTTTCACTATTAGCACCATATTATTTTGGTTTAGAATTTTCCAATAAATTAATCGGAGCACTTATTAAAGTTGATAGGTTAGTTATTAAAGATATGACATTAGAGTACGGAGCAGATGGAGCTATGCAGATGACTGGTGATGGTGTTCCAAAATACATTACTTTGAATCTTGCTTGGCAAGAAGTTAATCTTACTACTGCCAATGAATATAGTCATATTCCAGCTATAAAGGAAAAATAATGGGAAATTATTTAAAAAACACTATTGTTAATTACAGCAGAAAAACTTTAGATAATTATTCTGTGCAAGATTATACTGCCAAAAGTATGATTGATATTCGTTCTTATATAAACGAATTGAGTTCAGATTATTTTTCCTATTATGAAATTAAAGAAAATGATACATTAGAAAGAATTTCTTATGAGCTGTACGGTACACCAGATTATTGGGACATTATATTACTTATTAATGATCAATCTCCACTAAAAGATACTCCGTACAGTTATGATGCAATTTCTTTAATAGCAGAACAAGATGTTCAAGACTTTGAATCCGAAATTTATAAAAATACAATTCCAATTAATGAGCGCGAACTAATTATTGCCGATTATATAAAAACGAGACAAGCAGATTCAGAATCTAAAAGAATTATACGTGTAATGAAGCAGTCAAAGATAAGTATTTTTTTACAAGAATTATTTGAATTAAATCTATGATGGAAAAATTACTTAATCATTCTACAATATTAGAGAATATACAAATCTATATTGACGATTTTGAAATATTGTCTGATGAGTTTGTCTCTTTAGAAATGAAGAATAATTTTTTTAATTTAGATATTTCCGGAACACTAAAAATAAAGGATTCGTTTGATGTTTTTAATTCTGGAAAAGTCAAGTTTATTAATAAAAATAAAATAACAATTCATTTAACAGATTTTTTAAAGAAAAAAATAAAAAGAGTTTTCTATATTACTGGTGTTAACTCTAATCAGCATAATGAAAGATTCAAAATTTTAGATATTTTTTTTATTGACGAAATAACATATCTAATGAGCACTTCATACTTAAGCAAAAGTTTTAACGCATCTTCTGTTAGTGCTTTATCTGCTTGCTTAGATAATTTAAATATTGATGAAGTTTTAGAAAATAGTAAAGTTGAAAAGAATTTTTCTGACTCTGGAGTTGTTCAGACTTTTGCTGTTACACGAGATAAAAGTATTCTGGAATTTTTTTATAATAGATTAAAGAAAGAAAATATAAGAATATGGCAAGATATAGACAATTTTTATATTAAGGAATTTTCTTTGAGTGAGTTATCTGTAAAACAGCTTGATAATAAAGATATTCTTTATAGTAATAGAACTTTAAATAATTCTTATGTTTTTAAAATACACGATTATGAAGAACTAAATTATCAAAATTATGAATCTAATCTAACTGAACCAAATGAGACAATATATAATTATTCTGGGTCTAAAGCAATAGAAAAAATTAATAAAAAATTATCTGATAATTTTTCTTCAATAAAATTAAATACATTAGATAATTCTATGATTCAATCAACTGATTATGAAAAATTAAATTCTAGAACGAATTATAATCAAAAAGAAAATATGTTTGATTTGTTCAATTCTTATATTACTAATAATCAATTAAAGATTGTAGTTCCTGGTTCATTAGAATTTAATAATGTTGGTTTTATTGTTGATATAGAACTAAAGGGTAATCCGATTTACTCAAACACGAGTCATGAGAACGATGTATATTCATCAGGAAAATATTTTGTTTCTGGTGTTTCAAACAGAATAGTGGGAAATAAGTTTCTGCAAAGATTAACTCTAAATAGATTAGACCCCAAAACGCCGAGATTATATTAATGAAAATGTATAGAGGTGTTGTTGAAAACAACAACGATCCGAAAAAATTAGGAAGAGCTCAAGTAAGAATTTTTGGTTTACATACTGAAAATAATGAAAATTCTAGTGAAGTCTTCAATTTTATAAAGACTAGTGAGTTGCCGTGGGCGGAAATTATGGGAGGAACTGCTTTCGGCTTAATATCCGGCGTTGGTGTTTCTTCAGTATTGAGAAATGGAACATGGGTATGGGTAATTCTGCAAGATGATGATCCTAATTTACCAATTGTTATTGGAACAATTATTGGAGAAAACACAGAAAATTCTAGTGGAAAATATCTGAGTGGATCGGGTTTTTGCGACCCAGATGGAATTTTTCCAAAGTCTGATAGATTAAATCGAACCGATATGCACCCAAATCTTGATAGTAAGTATCTAACATTATCAACATTAGAAACACCATCTGGGCATTTAATTGAATTAGACGACACATTAACAGAAGAAAAAATAAAAATTACACATAAAATTGGCACTAGTATTGAAATTACAAATGATTTAATAAAAGCTTTTCA